AAGTAGAAAAGGAATTAAAATTACTGTTTGGAGAAATTTAAAAAACGTATGTAGGCAAACCGTATTAGAAGATTTCCAAAAAATAATAATGTTTGATTACAGAGTTTACAAAGAAATTAAAGAAAACAAACAAACTGGAACTTTCACTTATGTACCAACTAAAAGTAAAATAGTTTTTGAAGGCGCGGATAATATTGGTAAAGTTTTAGGTTCAACACAAGACATTTCTTTCTTTAATGAAATAACAGAATTTAACGAAGAAGTTTATTTACAAATAGCACAAAGGACAAGTGATAGAATAATTGCAGATTATAATCCAAGCAAAAATTTCTTTATGGAAGGTTACAGAAACGACCCCGAAACTTGTTTTATACATTCTACATTTAAAGATAACGCATATTGTCCGCCAAATATTGTAAAACATTTATTAGGATACGAACCGTGGGAGTCTGGAACATACGAACTTAGAGGAAGTGAATTGTTTTACAAAGATGAACCTATTTCGATACATAATCAACCACCGCCAAACGAACTAAATATAAAAAAGGGAACAGCACATAAATACAATTGGCTTGTTTACGGACTTGGAATTGGTGCCGAGAAACCAAATAAAATTTATCAAGGTTGGCGTGAAATAAGTTATGAGTTTTTTGATAATTTAGAATACCCAAGTTATTTTGGTTTAGATTTTGGTGCATCAAATCCGACTGCTTGTGTTGAAGTAAAATATAATGGCGATGGAGCTTTTTACGTTAGGGAAATACTTTACCAACCGTTGCAAGATATTTCTGATTCTTTGCCTACTGTAATAAAATTAAGATGCCCAGAAATAAAAAAAGGAAAAGATATTATTGTTTGCGATAGTGCAAAACAAAACTACATTGACTTACTGTTAAATGAAAATTATATTGCTATGGGAGCAATAAAAGGAGGCGGAAGTGTAGAGGTTGGAATATCTCTTGTGCAAGGTTTTACTATTTATTATGTAAGAAGTGAGAATTTAGGATTTGAATATGATAACTATTCTTGGCAAATAGATAAGAACGGAAAAAGTGTAGATGTTCCGATAAAAAAAGACGATCATTTGCTTGATGCTATGAGATATATAATTTCTTATTTAGTTCCCTATTTAAATATAAAATTGTAAATTTGAATTCATAAATACATTCTGTTTTGTTTAAGTCCTTTTCTCAAGTTTCTGATAGTTCTTGATTAAGGGACTTTTTTTTTCAATTTAATTTTTTTGTTGTAAGTTCGTAAAAATTATATATACGGATGCAATTTAAACTTCCAAGAATTAATATACCTTTTTTTACCAGGTACATTAATGGAGATACATTTTATAATATTAAAGAGCATGGGAATTGGAAGAGCTACTATGGTACTAATTTAGAAATAGCTCAAAAACACCCTATCTTAACACCCGCAATTTTATTTGTAGCAAAATTATTTTCCCAAGCTGATATTTGTATTAGAGACAAAGAAACTGGGGAAAAAATATATAATCATTGGATTTTAGATTTACTAAAAAAACCAAACTATTACCAAACACAAAATGATTTTCTTGAAGCACATAATTTTACGCAAATAGCAGAAGGTAAAGCTGTTGTTTGGTTAAGAAGAACAACTGGTATGACTACTCCTACATCTATGTATTTGTTAGACCCTAATCTTATAGAGTACCCCGAAGAATTTAGGACTTCTCTTACAAAAAGTAGTAAAAATAATAATATAAAAAACGCAAGAATAATTTACGATAGAGACGGAGAAAACGAAAGCATTCCTTTTAGGGATTTACTTTTTTTCTATGATTTGCCAAATGGTTTGAACACAGAAAATATGTTTGAAACACATAGTCGTCTTGATGGTTTAAGGCAAACTCTTGTAAACACTTTAGATAGTTTAGAAGCTAAAAATGTAATTTTAAAAACTAATGGTAAAGAATTAATTACTGCTGATGCAAAAGCGGGTAGTTTTCCATTAACAGATGATGAAAAGAAAGATGTTGAAGATACGTTACAAAACAATTACGGTTCTGGAAAAAACAGAAAACGCGGAATAGTAACAAAATCAAATCTAAAGTGGCAAAGTTTACATATTGCATTAAGAGACTTAGGTTTAGATGAAAGCATAAAAGTAGATGGTAATTTAATTTATACAGCTTTGCACATACCAAAAGATATTATTTCTTTAGAAGCTAAAAAAACTACTTATAACAATTTTAAAGAATCGATGGTTTCTTACATTCAAAATGAAATGCAACCAACATTAGATTCTTTTTTGGCAACAATGAATATTTTGTTAGATGATAATAGATATGAATTATACGGTACTTATGAAAAAATGCCAATTATGCAATTCATACTTATTGAACGCTATGATGGAATACAGAAAAAAGCAACTGCTTTAAGTATGTTGAGAAATGCTGGAATTCCAGATGATCTTGCTCTTGAAATGGCGGGGTTTGATAAAAATATACAATTAGAAGATTTACAACAACAACAACAACAACAAGGAGAAGAAGATGAATAATCATTATACAAAAGAAAGAATTTCAAAACTTAAAGAAGCTCAAAAAGGATTTAATAAAAAATTAGAGCTTACTAAAGAAAAGCAAATAGTTAAAAAAGATTAATTATGGAAACACCAACTTTTAAAACTCGCGAGGAATTATATACTTGGCTAAAAGAAAACAAGGAAGATATAATTTATAGCAAAAAATCTCAATTTAAAAAAGCTGATGGTTTTGGTGCGCCTTGTACTTCTATGCAACAAATACATAAAATTTCAACAAAAGATTTGACTGCAAGTGAACCTGATTCTATAAAAGTTCGTGCAATAATTAACACAACTATGATTATGGACTCGCACAAAGATGTTCATATTAACGGAATTTGGAATAAAACCGTAAAAGAGAATAAACGTATTAAGCACATTCAAGAACATGAAATGAAATTTGATAAAATAATTTCAGACAAAGAAGATTTGGATGTTTATGTTAAACAATACAGTTGGAAAGATTTAGGTTATGATGTTGAAGGAAAAACAGAAGCATTAGTTTTTGATAGTGTTATTAAAAGACGAAGAAATGCATATATGTACGAACAATATAAAGATGGAAATGTAGATAATCATTCTGTTGGTATGTATTATGTAAATATAAAAATGGCTTTTAATAGTTCACTTGATGAAGATGTAGAATACAAAGAAATATGGGATGAGCATATTGATGATATAGCTAACAAAGAGGAAGTTGAAAAAAATGGTTACTTTTACGCTGTTTACGAAGCAAAAGCTATTGAGGGAAGTGCTGTTGCGATAGGTAGCAATCCAATAACACCTACTGAAACAATATCAGAAACTAAAACAGAACAAGAATTAAAAAATTTAGAAATAAAAAAATGGTTAGGTGTAGCCGAGTAATCACTACAAATAATCGAACTAAAGCCGACAAGTGTCACTTTTTTTAGAACTGAATATTAATAAATAATAATTAAAATCATGGATGATAACATTCAAAAAGCATTAGACACAAGGTTCAAAACCCTTGAAGATTCTTTTGTAAAAGCTCAAAATGATTTGGCAGAAGCTCAAAAAAATAACGCTTCTAAAGATGAAATTTTGAAATTAACAAAATCTATTCAAACGCAAGGAGAAGCATTTGATAATTTTGTTTCTACTCTTAAAGAAAAGCAAGTTGATAGCGTTGCAAAACAATTCAACACTTTTCTAAAAGAAAATAAAGCTCAATTAGAGCAGATTGTTGCAAACAAAACTGGTGAGGTTAGATTCACACCAAAAGCTGTTGCAGATATTTCAACTGGTAGTGGTACTACTGTTGATACACCGCCACTTGATGTTAGTACAGATTTAGGTACTTTCAATATGCGTAATGATGCTTCTTTATTAGCACTTGCGAGTATTAGTAACACTTCAAGCCCAAGTTTACCTTATACGGAGCTTACTCCAAAAGAGGGTGGATATGAGTTTGTTGCAGAAGGTGGAACAAAACCACAAATAGACTTTAAGTGGGAGAACCGTTGGGAGACTCCAGTTAAAGCGGCGGCGAATGAAATTTTAACTGAAGAAGCAGTTACTGATTTCCCAAGATTAGAAAGTATTGCAAGAACTTATTTAGCTGTACAGCACGATTTGTTCAAAGTAAACGGAATTTATTTCGGAGACGGTACTGGAAATAACCCAACTGGAGCTACTGTTGTTGCGCGAACTTTTAACGCAACAAACTTAACAGATGTTTTTCCAGCGGGTACATCGAATTTCATGGATGTTGTAAATGCAATTATTACAGACATTTACACAACACAAGCTTATGCTGATGAAGGACATTATATGCCGAACATCGTTTTGATTAATCCAGTTGACTTTTTCGTGCAGTTAGTTGGTGCCAAAGACGCTGATGGTTTGCCTTTATATCCACAAGCAGGATTATTTAACGAAGTTCGTATTGGCGGAATCGTTATTAAGCCTTGGATTAAAATTCCAGCGGGTAAAATTTTCGTAGCAGATATGACTAAGTACAACGTTGTAAATTACGTTCCTTTTTCTGTTAGAATAGGTTGGATAAATGACCAGTTCATTACTAACAAATTCACAATGGTAGGAGAATCACGTTACTTCCAGTACGTTAAAAATTTAGATCAAGCGGCGTTTGTTTACGATGATATTGCAACTGTAAAGGCGGCGATTACTGCGGCGTAATTTTAAATTTTAACCTTTAAACAATTATATAAAATGAGTGAAGCAAAAAAAAGTAGTAAAAAAGAATTAAAGAAAGGATGGTACAACTGTACAGTTATTGCAACTGGAGAGAAAAAAGCATACTATTCTGCAACTATTAATGCTTTAAGCGGAAAAGGAATTTTAGAAGTAGGTAGCTACATCAAAGATTATTTTTCGCCTACTATGAAGAGATAAGAATTAAGCTAAACACATAATTTAATGATAACGAATAATACATATTACAAAAACGAACTTTATATTCCACACGCTAAGCCAAGCATCACTTCTGATGTTACGCAAGTAGCGTCTGAGTTGAGTTCTTTTATTGCTAAGTATGAACGTCAATGTTTGATTATGTGTTTAGGTCTTCAACTTTCACTCGAATTTATAAACAAGTTAGATTCAAAAAGATCTAACGGTTTAATTGTAGGTGCTGACCAAAAATGGGATGATTTACTTAATGGCAAAACATACAACAATCCAAATGGAGATTTTGTTGAATGGAGAGGCATTAGATTTAAAAGTCCTGGTTGTTCAACATACGATAGTAGTTTTTTAGCAAATTATGTTTATTCTAAATTTGAGCAAAAT